GACCTTCCCCATGTCGCGGCCCTCGAGGTTGAACGTGTTCATCGCATTCGACGCGATGGTCGCCGCCGTGCCGAGGTCCGTGCCGCCTGCCGCCGCCAGGGTCAGCGTGCCCTTCAGCCCGCCGCCCATGATGGTCTTCGTGTCGATGCCCGCCTTGGCGAGCTCGAGCATCGCGTCGGCGGCGTCCTGTGCGGAGAACGCCGTGTCCTCGCCGAGCTGGATCGCAAGCTTGTTCAGCTTGTCCATCTCTGTCGTCGGCGCCCCGGTCGCGGCCTTGATGAGCCGCATCGAGGTCGAATACTTCGCCTCGGTCGTGACCGCAGCCTTCGCAAACGCAACCATGCCCGCACCGGCAGCGAGGGCTCCGAGCCTGGCAACACTGCCAAGCCGGCTAGCCGCCGCGCCGGTGCGGGTGAGTTCACTACGCGCCTGCCGCCCATTCGCAAGAATGGCGATCCGCACAGGTCCAGCCATGTCAGATCACCTCCTCGCCTTTTGAGACCCGCCAGAACACGTCGCGCTCCACCGCCGTCAGACTTCGGTAGGCGTCAGGGGACTGGCCGGTCACGATGCACCACTTCGCCATGCCCGCCGCCGCTAGCCGGCGGGCTCGTCGCCTTTTCCCTGCTCCGTGGTGGGCTCGTCTCCGTCGAGGTCGGTGTCGGGCTCCTCGGGCGAGAAGCGCTCCGAGACCTCCCGGATCGTCAACGACATCGCCTTCTTCCAGGCGTTGTCGTGGTCGGCCGTGCGGGTCGCCTCCGCGTAGATGAGCGCCCGGCACGCCTTCGTGGTGTTCACGTCGAGGATCGAGACCACATCGTTGCCGAAGTGGTTCTCGATCGCCTGCTCCTCGTACCCCGTGAGGCCCTCGATCGCCTCGACGATGGAGTTCTTCTTCTGCTCGCCCATGTCATCTCAACCCTTTCCGGGTGATCGATGCGTTGATGTCGGCCTCGAGCCGCTGCAGCGCGTACGGCTGGAGCGCCTCGTCGGCCTTCTGCATGAAGCCCGACGGCTCGATGTTGTGCGCCGCCCACCCGTAGTTGATGGGTCCGGCGTACGGCACAGAGACCCGGCCCGCGGTGATGACCGCCTTCGACCGAGCCCGGTTGCCGCGGATGTCACCAGCCAGCGCCCCCGACCTGCGAGGGGCGTACGCCGCCGCCACTGCCGCGCCCTGCTTGGCGATCTCGGAGAAGGCGTCCTTGAGGTCGTCGACCTCGAGACCGAGCTCCAGCAGGCCCCGAACGACCGAGGACAGTCCATCGACCCGGAAGGTGACCGGAGTGGCCACGGATCAGGCCGTGACCCGCGTGGGCTTGGCCGTAAATTCCCACTCGCACTCGAACGTGAACCGCGCCGTCGTCGAGGCGTTCGCCTCGCCGCCGAGAATGTCCCCGTCCGGCTCGGTGATCACCACGTTGCCAGTGAAGTGCGGCTGGGTCGCCGACGCCGTGGTGCCACCTGCGGGCTTGACGATGACCGCCGCCGTGGTGCCGGCCGCCGTCCACATCTTGTCCCACAGGGAGTCCGCGGCGGGGTCCTGCGCGGCCGTGAACGCCAGGGTGTAGACCCGCGAGCCGCCCGAGGCGGCAGCGGAGAACGGCACGAAGTCGGAGTCCGACTCTCCCGAGGTGATGCGGCAGTTGGACACCTCGGTGGTGTAGTCCGTGCCGCCGATCGAGATGGTCAGGTTCCGGGTTCCAAGCTGGGCCATGATGCTTCCTTTCGGTGGTTACTTCGCGGTGACGGCGAAGCCGTCCACGTCATCGGAGCCCTCGACGTGCGCCACCGCGGAGAAGTCGCCCTCCGCGTCGAGCACGTAGCTGGCGATCTGCTGGCCCTTGTCGCCGGGCGAGGCGGTCACCTGTCGGGTGCCGAGCGGCCCGCTGACGTCGAACGTGACGGGCTTGTCGGAGTTCACCGAGAGCTCCCACACGGAGCCGACGGACTGGGGCTTCTTGCTGGTCATGCTGACTCCTTCATCGGTGGATCTCGGTGAGGACGGTGATGGTGGTGGCCACGTAGCGTTGGCCGTTGAGGGTGATCTGGCCCGGGCGGTCGACGGATCGCAGCGGGTCGACGATGAAGTCCTCGCTGGGGTCGATCACGTCGAGCACCGTGAGGACGAGCTCGTCGAGCCGCTCGGCGATGACCTCGTTCACACCGGGCGGCGCCACGATGCCGAGGTCGTGGCGGACGATCTCGGAGCCGAACGCCGCCCCCTCGCGGGTCACGTACGGGTCACCCGGCCCCACATAGACCATCGGGGGGGTCGCGGTCGTCGGGGCGATCACGAAGGCGTTCACCCCGGCGTCGGTGAGGAGAGTCTTCAGTTGCACCCGGAGGTCGGTCAGGGCGTTGCTCATGCGAAGCCGAACGCCTGCTCGGTACACCACATGGACAGCAGCGCCCGCGCCGGCCGCAGGGAGTCCGAGGACACCCGCATCGGGACGGTCGTGGACCCGTCCACGGTGTCGACGGACTGGTTGAGGATGCCGTTGGGTGCCTTGCGGCGGTTGAACTCGTTCACCGCCACAGCGAGCCACGCCTGGTCGTAGACGGCCTCGGGGATGCCGTGGGGGTCGTTGTCCTGGTTGTCCGCGACGTACTTGGACAGCAGCGCCTCAGCGACCTCCACGCACCGCTCGAGGACGGTCGTGTCGTCAGCCACCGTCCCGACCTCGGTCTGCAGGTCTTCAGCAGCGATCGGCACAGCGGCCTCCTCTCAGGGGAGCGCCGCCCGCCCGGCCTAGGCGAAGGGACCGGGCGGGCGGCAGCGGAAGGTCAGCCCTGGTGGAGGCTGTTGACGACGCTCTCGGCGCGCTTCTCGGCCGCCGATGCGACCTTGTCGTGCTCCTTCTGCGCCTCGGCGATGGACGGGTCCTGCCCGACCTCCTCGCCGGTGTCGGTCGCAGAACGCTCGGCGGCGTCCTTGGCGGAGACCGCCTGCTCGGCGAACTGGCGCTTCGCGGCGTCGACCGCGAAGTCCTTGTCCCCGATGATCTCCGGGTCGTACTGGTCGGGGGTGCCGTCGGCCCTGAGCGAAAGCATCGCCACCCGGTCGTGGTCCCCGTCCTTCGGAACAGCCGTGTTGGCTGCCTTCTCCTGTGCCATGTCCTTGGTCCTTTCGGTGATCAGGCGGTGGCGGTGGTCTGGAAGACCCGGACAGCGTTGGCGTCCTGCATGGTGCCGTCGGCCCGCTGGAAGGCCAGGAAGCCCACCTGCAGGAAGTCGGCGTAGCGTTCGGTGAGCCGCAGGGTGGTGAGGTCCTGCACGGTGCGGATCACGTACGCCTGGCGGATGTTGCCGAACAGCACGGACTTGCTGTTCGTCGCCACCGTGGGCATGTCGTTGTTGATGACCACCTCGTAGCCGAGCAGGTTGTCCGCGGTGCCGGCCTGCAGCGAGGGCTCCCACAACGGACGGTTCTGGCCGTCCTTGAGCTTGCGGAGCGCCTTGCGTGCCGACTGGTGGACCATGAACTTCTGGCCACCGCCGTTGCCGTAGGCCGGGTCGAGGGCCTCCACGAGGTCGACGAGGTTGTCGTAGGACACCCCGCCGGTGGTCGCCAGCGAGCCCGTGCCCGTCACGCCCACCGTGGCGGAGGTGACGATGCCGTCAGGCTGCGCCGTGCCAGTGCCGGTGGTGAAGTGGGCGTTGAGGATGCGGCCGACGCGCTCGCCGAGCTTGCGGGCGAGCCAGGCGTCGAAGTCCGGCCGGTCGTTGAGCAGCTGCAGGGACGCCCGGACCAGCTTGGACGTGTACATGTAGGCGTCGAGCGAGGCGGTGCCCAGCGTGACGTCCTGCTCGGTGACCTGGGTGTTCTCCGCGAGGATCGCGCCCACGTTGGCCGTGTCGTCGTTGGTCGGCCAGGGCAGGTTCGCCCCGGTCGCCGTGTCGATGGTCTCGGCCTCCTGGAGCATCGGGCCGTAGTACTTCAGGGTCTCCACGAAGGTGTCGCGGAAGGCGGCCGGCACGGAGTAGCCGCCGGCAGAGCCGGTGCCCACGCCCGCGGCGTTCTTGATCGAGGAGTCCTGCTTGAAGTTGGCCTGCAGGAGCCGACGGTCATCGGTGTCCATGTCGACGATGCCGTTGCGAAGGAACGAGCTGAACACGCGCTCGTACTCCTTCTCGTCGGCCGCGTCGTCGACCTCGGCGGCAGGGACGACGCCGGAGCGGTCGACCTTGCTGTTCGCCTCGGTGCGCTGCTCGTGCTTCTCCTGCCGGTTCACGACGGTCTCGAGGCGGTCGTACTCGGTCTCGAGTCGGTCGTACTTCTGCTCCTCCTCGGAGGTCAGGTCACGGCCCTCGGTGCTGGCGGCGTCCATCACCTCCTGCATCTGCGACCAGACGTTGGCCCGCTGCTCGCGGAGCTGCTGGGTTGAAGGCATGCGCTGTTCCTTTCCTGAGCATGCGGAACCACCGCGCGGGCCTTTCCCGGCGGGGGACTGTTGGGGCAGTGCCTACGCGGCGCCTGCCCGTCGGGCGTTCATGCGGTGACGGCGCGCCTGCCATGCGGCACGCGATTCGCCAACGGACACCTCGTCGGGCGTCCCGTCGGGCGAAGCGGGGGTGTCGACCTGCTCCACCGTCGTCGGGGGCGGCGGGGCGTCCTCGCGGCCGGCGTGCTGGAAGACGCTCAGGTCGAAACGGTTCTTGGCGTCCGCGTCGGCCTCGCCCTCGACACGGTCGGCCAGACCCGCGGCGACCGCCTCGTCGGCGTCGTACCACGTCTCGGCCAGCATCGCGCCGCGCCAGTCGTCCGAGGTGCCGCCCGCCTTGCCGACGTAGACCGACGCGATGTTGTCGCTGATCTTGTCGAGCCGGTCGGCCATGTCGCGCATGTCGACCGCCGGGCCGACACACAGGCCCCAGGCGTCGTGGATCATGAGCTGGGTGTTGCGGCCCATTACGACCTCGTCGGCGCCCGCTGCGATGAACGACGCGGCGGAGGCGGCCAGGCCGTCGATG